TGTTGCAAGATATTCCTGCATTGCTAATATGTTTCGGCCTATCTGTTCGTCAACGTCTGTCTCTGCAATGTCAAGAGCGAAGTAATCTATCTGTTCGAGTCCGTCGGCAATTGCCCTCAAATCTAATTCAAATTTTTCATAATCCCTGAACATTGTCTTGTTAAGAGCTTCCCAGTCAAGCGTTAATCCTTGAACTGATTCTCTCGTCCGATTAACTTCAATGTTAATTCTTTCAATGTTTTCAGGCTCCCACCCACCACCAGCAGCGGGGCCGCCACCCTCCTCTCCAATAATATTAGCCACTGTAAATATATCTACAGCCAAATTAGCAAGCTCCATCATTCCACCGCTAAGATTATTAATATCTTCTTCCATTCCAAGAACATTGGCCGCCGCAATATTTGTTTCGTCTGCAAACTCTCGCATTCCGCCACTAAGATTATATAAATTGCCTTCCATACCTACAATATTGGCGTTTGTTACCTCGAGATGGTCTCCAAAATCTTCAAGTGCGGAGTTAACACCTCCTGATAATATTTGTTCGGTTTCTCCTAATGCGAAATTATATTCTTCTTGTCCGGTTATTGCCGCCCTAACATATGAAGTGTTGTCGTCAATCACACCAGCAACATCTTCAATATTTGTTTTGTTTTCTTGTAATAAAGTATTATTGTCCACATACGTATCATTTAACTCGACCATTAAATCTCTTTTTATTCTAATCTGTTCTATAATTGCCAATATGTTTGCTATTTCTTCAGCGGTTAAATTGTTATTATTTTCTATGTAACTATTAAGATTGTCAATTACAGTATTTAGTGAAGTAATGGCATAATTGTTTGTTCCCACTTCTCCTGTCATTTCACCTAATGCTTCACCAGCATCAAATATTTCTCCCGCCAATATTCTGTACGCTTCGCTTGTAGGATCAAGCGTAGTAAGTAATGCCTGTGCTTGGTTTATTTGTTCTCTTAGCGCTGTTTCCATACCGCTTAAATCAATATCGCCAAAAATAGCATTCATACGTCTTGCTTGTTCAGATAATTCCTCAAGGTTGCTCAGTGCTGTTTGATATTCAATTTCCAGAATAAACGGAGACAATAACTCTCCCAATATTCTTACTTGCTCACTTATATAAGTTTGTAAGTTAGCGAGGTCTTCACCTCTGGCGGTTTGCATATCTTCCATCGCGCCTTCGATATTATCCATTCTTAATTCCGCAGCACCAAAAGCAACGCCAAGTCCGTCAACCGCATCGCCAAGCTCTCCAAACTCCGTGGCGGTTGTTCCTAAGATTGTCTCAACATCTTCCATGCTTCGAGAAAATTCTTCAGAGTCACCTGTCAATAATCCAATAACAAGAGATGCCCCTGCTATTGCCAGTGAAAACGGGTCAATGCTGCCCGTTCTTGCTTGTGAAACAACAAGAGAAATAATATTCATCGCACCCTCGGCGGCCGGTCCTAAGCCACCAAAGTCATCAACTACCTGAAGTAAAACGTCTGCATAGTCATACCATCCACTCTCACCTTCACCGGCTTCATCTTTTGCGTCTCTTATAGCGTCCTCTGATACCTTTAATGCAGGGGCAAGTACCGCTGTAATGTTATTAGAAACCCTTACTTGTCCCCCGACCATATCATCATAACTAAAAGCCATGTCGCTAATAATGTCTTTTTGTCCCCGTAATGACTGGAGCATATTTGTAAATGCACCACGTTCTCGAAGTGCTGCTTGTAATTCCCATATTTTTTGATTTAATTCATAAGTGGCATAAGTATCATCTTTTATATATGGTAATAACTCTTTGTATCTTTCTATTTGAAGTTCAAGGCTGTCGGTTAAAGTAACGCCCGCCGTATTAATTTCGTCCATTGCTTTTTTTCTTGCTTCGGCTATTTTTACAAGACGTCCCTTTTCTTTTATTGCATCTTTTTCGGCTTGAGTTAATTTTTTTGTTTCTTTGATTTGCTTTGATGTTTTACCAGTTAATATCTCAAGGTCTTTATTTATTTTTTCAATCTCTGCGCGGTGGTCACCAACGGCCTTTTGACCTGACTTAGTAGCCATTATATATGGCGTTGCAACTATATGAGTTAAATATCCTAAAACCCCTGATTTATTCCATAGTTTCTTATTTAAGTCCTCAACTACAGTTGCGTGTTCTTCCTCTTTCTCTATTAATCCCTGTATTTTAATAGCATCAAAAACATCTGCCGCACCTTGCATATTGGTTTTATATTTTTCTATCTCAATTCCTGTCCCCTCAAATGCTTTTGCAAGTGCCATTTCGATTAGTGCAGTACTTTTCCCTTGTTCTCTTAGTTCATCATATCTCCCCGCAAGGTCTCTAACAGATAATACATTTTGAGTAATGGCATCAATTTCATCAAGTTTGTTTTTTCGGTTTTCGGCATAAATAGCATTAATCCCCGCTGTTGCCGCCGCTGCGATTCCCATTGCAATTCCAAGCGGACCGAAAGATGTTGCCATTAAAGCATTAGTCGCCGTGATTGCGGACTGCGCAATTTTAACGGCCTTATATGCTCCAGCTAATACACCAAGCCCAATCGCAAGCGTACCTATGGTTTTAATAACATTTACAACCGCTTCGGGGTGTTCAGTTAAAACCTTTACCATGCTTTTTAGTGTTGGTAATAAGTCATCACCTATTTGAATAAAGGCTTCATTAACTGCATTGCCTAATAATTTTAATTGACTATTAAAAGTGCCATATCTAATTTCGGCTTCTCTGGTAAGTGCGTTGTTTTCTTTATATGCTTCTGTGGCAAGGTCTAATGATTTAGTAAGTAGGTCTCCTGCGGCAGATGTTTTTAAAAGTGCGTCTCGTGTTCTTCTATTACTGAACCCCAAATCTTCTATTACTTTAAAGGTATTCCCTCCCTGCTCATCAACCTTACCCAATCCCTGTATAAATAATTTTATTGCTTCGGACGCATCTTCTTTAAATAATTTTGAAAACTCTGGTATGGATTTATCTGCTAATTGTGCGAATAATTCTAATTCATCTCCTCCGGATGCAACCGAGCTGGCAATACCTATAAATACTTGACTAATAGCAGAGCCTCCGGCTTCGGCATTAATCCCAACAGATGCCAGCGTAGCGCCAAAGGCCATAATCTCAGCTTGCGATAATCCTATTTGATTTCCTGCACCTGCGATACGTGACGCAAATGATGATATTTCTGGCTCGTTTGCTGCCATGTCATTACCTAATGCAACTATAGTCGAACCCATTCGCTCTATCTGTTCGGCGGCTGTCATTCCTTCAGGGGCTACACCTTTAGTCACATTAACAAAACGCGCCATTGACATTGCAGCCTCTTCTATTGAAAGGTCGGTTGTCACGCCTAAATTTGCAATCGTTTCCGTGAAAGAAACTAAAGCCTCCGCTCCGATTCCTAACTGTCCGCCAAGTTCACCGATTCTATTTAACTCATTTACGGAAACGGGGATTTCTAATGCAAGATTTCTAAATCCCTGAGCCAATTCCTCACCAAGCGCGGTAAGTTCACCCATTGGAGTAATTAATCCATCGGTAGTCTTAATAACTCCCGCAAAACTCGATTCAAATTGTGCCGCCGCTGCCGCTGCTGCAATAAACGCCGCCGCACCTGCCATAATAGCAACATTTAAAACCCTGTCCATATTGCGGGCTGTTTTATCTACAGCACTATCCGCACCTGAAAGTTGAGACTTAAATTGAGCTAAGTTACCAACTCCAAGAAAAGCTATTATATCGTTTCCGCCGGGAAGTCCACCAAACATTTATCTAATCCTTTGTACTTTTTTTCCGGGAACAAGATTAACTGATAAAGTGTTCTCTGTAATCTTCGTGTCTGGTTTCTTGGTTTCTTGGAATATAGATTTTACTGGTGGCGATTTAGAATCTTTAAACATATTCACTAAAGTACAAGTTGATATATTAATTAAGTTTTTTAAATATTCAGGAATATGCTTATTTAATATCTCACCTATTGCGTATTCCTCCGTTTTAACCTCACTAATTAACGCCATTAATAATGCCCTGCGATAAGGATTCTTTACCGTTTC